TAATTAAATGTTACATTCTTTAACTCATAATAATCTTGACTAGTACTATTATATTTTTGAGCAATAGTTTGTAATTGTAAATCTTCCCAAAGTCTAGTATTCAATGGATTAGATACTGATACTGTTTCAATTATATGTGAATAAAGAGTACCATAATATTTTTGATGTAATCCTTGAATATTATGTTTCCACTCTGTTTCTCCATTAGCTGAATAAAAAGTATTTTGGTCTTGAGAATAAAACAATGGAAGATAAGAATGGAATGATACCCAAGTTTTAGTTAGCAATGAAAATGAAATTGTAAATGATTTATTTTCAAAGAATGTAGGATTATTAAAAGATATATTTGTAAAACTTGTACCTCCATTATATCTTACAAATCTATTAGTATCTGCATTAAAATAAATTTTACCAGACACTAAATCTAAATATCCAGCATCAATACTTATAATTTTAAATTCACTTAAATAATCAGGTCTTAATAAATAATCTCTTTTAGTAAAAATAACTCTTTGATGTCTTGGGTCAAATACTGAATGAATACCTATACCATTAGGATTATTAGGATTGTCAGCATTAGGAAATACTTCACCTGTAAGGTCAAAAAATTGTTGAGCAAGATATGGTTTAAGATATTCTTGAAACCAATTATACATACCCTCACCACTTATTTTTGCTAACCCTCCTTCTGCACCACTAACAAGATATAAACTCTTTTCATATTCAGAAGCATAGAATATACCAAGAGGTGATTTAAGAATACTCCATTTATGATTAGTGCCTGCACTACCCATATCTGAATCTACTAATTTTCTTGGAGGTATTGAGAAGTATTCTCCAGTACCTATAAATGTAACTACTTCATTAACAATACTTTGTTGTACATTTTGAGGTAGTAACCATAAGCACTCTTCAGTAAATACAAACAATGAATTATTCTTTCTTACTAATCCTGTAATGCCACCATGTTCTGCTTCTACATCTCTATAGTTGTTAGCTAAGAATGTTCTATAGTTATCACTTAACTCTTCTTGAAAACTTGTTTCAGAATAATATACTCTATCAGGAAAAGATTCTAAACAATCTGAACAACATTCATAATTAGATGGTAGTGGAAAATAAACTTTTTGCTTATCCATTCTACTAAAATCAACATTATAGTGATAAACTTCAAAACAACATATTCCTTTAGCAAGAAACTTTTTTTCATTTTCATCAAAAAATAACCATCTATCTCTAAAGTAATGTTCTATATCTTGTGTATAATTATAGTAAGTGCCACAATTATTATTTTCTATTTGTCTTAGTGCAGTGTTAACTTCTGATTCTACATACACTCCAACAATATGTTCATTAGCATAACCTACCATATTAGTCCATGAAGATGTTAATGCATCTAATTCAAGGTCTTGGCAAGCTTTATCTAATTCAGAATTTTTAAAAGCATTCCAAAATGCAGCTACTGTAGATGCAAGTACACCTACACCTCCTACAATTAAAGCTCCTACTATAACCCAACTAGCTACTGCTAATGGAACTGCAACTGCTGCTATACCTACTGTAGCTATAGTTGCTATAGCTATTCCAATACCAACAAGTATTTCATCAATAAATCCTGAAAATGTTTCTCTAACTAATGAATTAGATAAATTAAAATGTGTAATAGATACATCACCTGCATACAATCCAAACTCACTATTTATTGAAGGTGCAATTAACATACAGTTATGCATCTTATAATACTTAATAGAATTTAATTGACAATGAACATTTCTATCTACCCTCATTGTTACATAAGGAATATCTCTATCTAAATCTCCACCATTAGGTGGAAATAACTGTCCAGTTTTAATCATTTGTACTCTGTTAGACCAAGATACATTATACATTCTTCTTCCTGGCTCATAGTTATCATCATAAGATAATTGGTCTATTGACAACATCTTAAGTTTACAAAGATTTCTACCTCCCCAACCATTATTTACACCATTATAGTTTTGTACTCTAACTTCTATTACACTATCCCAATCACTAACAAATGAACCTAATCCATCATATCTTTCTTTATACAACACTCTATTATTGTATTGAAATTCATTTTCTATTTTAATATATTCAGGAACAAGTATGTCATTATTATATAAAAATCTTGGATTTAATATATATCCATGTCCTGCTCCATCACCATTATTACGAGTAAAATATGAAAATGTAGTGTAAGTAAAAGCATTAGTATTTTCAGTTCTTGCTTTTCCTCCTATACCTGCATCAAGTATTGTTCTATTAAAAGAATCTCTTTCAGCTCTAACAAAGTAATGACCTACAATATCAGGATGTGGATATTCTACATTAGTAAATTTAATTCCTAAAGGTTTAATTGTAGTATTGTTTACATAATTTTGATAAGCAAAATTAACACTATATGTAACAGTAAATTCAGCACTCCAACTAGTAATCATTGTACCACTAAATACTACACTACTATATATATCATTAGGGTCATCTCCTAATTCAGTAGCTACTGTAAAAGTATATGAGTTATTATATAAATCTGATTCTGAAATACTTGTAGTTACAGGAGTTTGTGTAGTTGGAGGAGGTACATTATAATCATAAGTAGTAACTAAATCAATAGCATTCCCAGGGTCAGGCCATACAAACCCTTCATTTAAAGTAACTGTAACTGATAAATTATAAAATGAATTTATTGAATTATCATTATCTACATGGTGTTCTAAAGTACGAGAAGGAAATCTATGATGTCTAATTGGTGTATTAACAAGTGCATTACCACATATATCTACTCCCCAATAATCACCTGATGCACAAGAATCTATATCTTCATAAACTGTATCTCTACATTCCCAATATGCCATTTGACCTTCAACACCAGGGTTAGTTGCAATAGCAGTTTCAGATACTCTCCATTTTTCTACAAATGGTGCAGCATTATAATTAGCAATAGCTGTTGGGTCATTAGGAACAATGTGTTCTATATTGTGATTCCAAGGGTTTATAATTGAGTCATCATCTGTAGATTCACAATTATTTGTATTCCAATTCCATCTTTGATTTTTAGGTGGTCCAGGAATATGATAAGCAGGAGATTCAAATCCATCAGCAAATACATATACTATACCCATAGCATATACTTCACCACCCATAAATCCAATAATCTCATTGGGTGAAATAGGATTCTTAGGATTACCTATTTCACTAATATCTACGTCACCTATTTCTTTTACAATATAACGAGAATGTATTTTAGAAGCATATTGTTGAAACCCACAAAAGTTTACTTGCTTACCTTTTGTGTTAGCAAGTAATAATTTATTTTCTAATTGTTCTATATGTCGAGCAACTTCAATATCAATTTTACCTGGTTTAATTTCTTCAGCAGAAATTTCTGTATAACCATTTAACCCTCCATCATATATAAATGTAGTTTGTTCAATAGGTATATTAGGAGATACTAAACACTTATTTACTAATCCTGAAAATTGAGTTGCTTGAATTGCAGCAATTCTATAATAAGCAAAGTCAGGGTCTAAGTTAGATAGGTTAAGTTGTATTGATTTATTTGTTCTTCCTACAACTCCACCTAATCCATCATACTCTAATTGAGATGAACCATTAATAGAATTATAAGATGCAAAAGTACTATCATGATAAATATTAACAGGCCTTGAGGTTACAATCCAATTAGTAGGATTACCATCTTCATTAAGTAATTGAATAGAAAAGTTATAAGACCCAGCTTCTAATTGACCCCCACTATTTAAAACTTCTGTACTAGAAAAACAAGGTATTTGAAAATCTTGAATCAAATTAAATTTAGTACAATTCCATTTTTCACCTGTAAATGGTGGAAGAGGTATAGGAGATTCAAGATAAGTTATATAAGCATCACTATAATAATCTTCTAATTTAGCAAAATTAATTTGTCTTACAGAATTAAGATTGTCAGTAAAGTACACTACTGTTTCACAACCTCTTCTTAATCTATATGTTGCATCTATTTGATATTCAATACTAAATCCTAAACATTCAGAATTTACTATAGAAATATATTCACAATTCTTTACTGTACCTATTTCACTATTAGTTCCATTAGTACTAAAAATAACTATCTCATTATCTTTAGTATAAACTTTACCTATTCTATAATATCCATTAGGAAGAGTGTAACATTCCTCATTTCCTTTTTCATTAGATAGCATTGTTCTGTTACCTTCATTGGTTTCATTAACAGCATTTAATGCATATCTATAAGATTCTTTAGGTTGGTCAACAGGATTAACATCCTGCATCATACCTTTATTTGGTCTGTTTACATTTTTCTCCATTAGATATATGAGTTGTGATATCCTCTAAAATAATTTCTAAAGTCAGGGTCATTAAATTTGCGAGATTCAGGTCTTGACATTTTACCAAAGAAACCATAGTATCTGTTAATACGAGGTAACATATAATTTCTTTGTTCAAGAATATTTTGCCATTGGTCAACACCTTTAGGCATCATAGCTCTATTACGAGCTTGTTTACAATACCAATGCCAATCTTGTTCTGCTTTTTGTAGTTTAGTTGATGAACCTTCTCTGTTAGCATAAAACTCTCTTTCCATTAATTTCATTACTACATATTTAGTAATAGCAGTAGTATAGGCATAGTGGTCAGGTATCATTGGATAACCTTGTTCATCTACTTGTTGTCTTACATAACTTAATACTATTTGAGTTTTCTCAAATGAAAATCTAAGAGTATCTCCATTGATAATTGTGTACTCATCAAACATACCAATGTGTTCACTATACAATTTAGCTTGTTCAGGATGATTACATACAATAGAATTAAAGAATGAGTGATTACTCAATCTTACAGTAGAGAAACAATTATTAAAAAGATATGATGAAGAGTAATAACCTGATTCACTTCTTAAGTCAAAGTAAGGTCTATAGTATGCTAAATCATAACCATCTATTGGCATTCCATTACAATCAATGGCAACAGGAATATCAGCAGGTATATCAGAAGTAGCAGTTGCATCTGCTGCAGCTATTACATCTGATGGACATAATCCACATTGTTTTTTATCATCCCAACAAATGTTTCTTGCTATCTGAATAATAGCATGTAGTCCATTAGGTAATTGACATTGATGGTCTTTAACTTCTATAAATGCTACTGCTTCTTCATAAAGTGTAATAGCACCAATAGCTTGTAAAGCTTCAGCTGTCCATTCAATAACATCAGATTCATTTACATTTTCAAGAGAACCAAAATCTCTCCTAAGTTTACCAAGAATCCTATTTACTGAAACATGGGGTGTAACTTCATTACTCATATATTTCTTGTTTTTAATTGTTGTTTAGGTCTAATAGATAAATAATCTCTACCTTCAAGTATAAGATATTCTTTTCCATTTTTAATCATACTAGATAATGTTCTTTTAGCTTTTCTACAAGGAACAAATGTATATAACTGTTTAGTGTTAAACCTTGCTGATTTTCTTGACCATGTAAACCTATATGCTAATCCTTCACTATGCTCATTAAAATTATAAACTAATTGTTTTTTTTCTTTACAAGGTTCACAAGTTTTCCAAAGTTTATTTGTATCACCCCAATTAATAGATAATCCTTTTATTCCATCCTCTGTTATTTTAGGTAATTTCTTTTTACCTGATATTTGGATAACTCCAAGCCTTCCTGGTAAATATACTGTATCTGAATTTAATATACATTCTAATAAATGTTGTGCAAAATCATTCATAAAACGCACATATTCATCTCTTGTTAATTTTTGTTTGTATTGTGATTTTGTATAAAATCCTTTGTGTGCTGTAAAAAATGTTTCTAATGCTTTTCCTTTACTCATATTACTTAGTTGTCTGTTCTGGATTATCCTTACTATTATTAGATGAGTCTTCTTGACTTTGATTAAATATTGCTATTAACTCTTGTACACTTAACTCTATTGCAGAATCTATCATAGAATTATCTAAGTGAAACTCTCTATCAAATATTGATAAACAATCACTTTCTACAGGACAATACATTGGATAGTTATAACCATCAACTGGGTCTTCTAATAGTATTTCTATTCTTATTACTTCAGTATCATTTTTAGCAGTAACATAAAGATACTCACCTGATATAAAGTAATCAGGTTTTTGAGAAGTATATTTATCAAACTGTTTATATTTTTTATCTTGCCAGGTTAATTCAGAAAATACTATATTACCATCTAAAGATGTAACACTTTTAATAATGTGTCCATTTATTCCTGACAATGGTTTTGGAAGTGGATATTTAGTTTTATAAATACAACATCCTAGTGGAGGAATACAAGGACATTCAGTTATTGGTGCTACAACAAGTTCAACACAAGGCAATACTTGATAGTTAATGTTTGCTATAAATTGTCTTTTGTTTACTCTTTCATAAAGTAATCTTCCTCTTATAGTTTTGAGCTTACTATATATATGTCTTGAATTTAATCTACTATCATCAGACTTTACACCTTTAGAATATAAAGCTTGTATTCGTTGTATAATTTCTTTAATAGTCATCTTAAGTTATTAATTATGATGTTAAGAATTCTTTTAATTGAATTGTAAAGTCATTACATCTTCTTACTTCATAAGTACCATTCTCTTTTAACCAAATTACAATTCTTTCTTTTGGTTCTAATCCTAATTGTTCTAACAGGATTTGATAATAAGATAATTGAATTTGATATTTACAATAAGGTGTGTTGGGAGTATATTCAAAAGGATATAACAAATTACCATACTGCTTATCTAAATCAATATTAGTTTTATAGTCAGCTATTACTAAATGATTTTCTTTATTATTCCATAACAATAAATCAGCAGTTCCTGCATACTCATATTCTAATGAATACATTTTTAATTCAGTAGCTACTACACTATAATCATTAGACAGAATATAATCATTTATAAATTGCTTACCTGCAAGTTCTTGTTTACAAGATGGTTCAATACTATTGTCTTCAATATAATTTTCATTAAACAAATGTACTCTAGTTCCTTTAGTTGCAGAGTATTCTCTTTTATCTTCCCATTGTTTTAGTATGGTATTTGTTTTTACATTTTTCTTTCTTGCAACATTTGCAGCTGCTTCTACTTCTTTAAATTCATGAACGTGCTTCTTAATCATTGAAGATACTGAGTTAAGTATCTTATTGTTTACTTTATACAAATGTCTTCCTTCTTCAAATTCTAAATCTAAAAATGCATTGTTAATAATTTCTTGAACTTCTTGTAACTTTAACATAAAAAAGATATTTGTTTGAGTAACAAATATCTTAATTTTTATTGAGAGTTTCAATTTAATCTTAATTATTCTTTTCTAATCTTTCAACTAAATTAAGAAGTTTTTTCATTAAAGCTGTGTTATTCTCTATAACGTGATTATTAGAACTAACTGTTTCCATTAGTGTAGCTCTATCTTCTGAAACATATTTTAAAAGTTGGTCTTCAATTTCTTTAAGTCTTGTTTCATTCTTTTTATGAAGAACAAAAAACTGTTTACCCATAAAGTAAATAAGTCCAATCATAATTATAGCAAACACACCTAATATACCATAATTGGTAAGATAACTTATTTCTTGGGGAACTTGTAAAAATAAGGATTTCATTTTAATATTATTTATTATGTGATTTAAACTCAACTACTGGTAAATATTTTACCCACCAGCAATCTATATTTT